ACTTCTCGGCGAACTTGTCGGGGTTGTACTCGGCGATGTGCACCGCGTCGACCTTCCCGATACGGTCCGCGAGCTTCTTGGGCCCGGCGAACGCGGTCTCCATCGGGATCTGCTGATCGAGCAATGCACCTATGAGAAGAGCGAAAGGGTTCTCCGTCAGTAGGTCATCCGCGACATCATCACCAGTTAAATGCAGCATCCACCCATAGCGTAAGAGGAGAGTCCGATGACGTACGCGTACGCCACGACCAGCGCACCCGGGATGGTCCGGGTAGCGCTCGACCACACATCGACCGTGGACATAAGCCCTGATCAGGCGGAAGAATTGGCCCGGGCACTGACCGAGGCCGCGGGGGCGGCTCGGTTCATGACCACGGGAGGGGCGGGCCGTGGCTGACTTTCTGGCAATCGAATGGCTGGAGGCGGTGCATCAGCGACAGGATCACCAGTTAGTTGCACCATCCACCCAGCCTATCGAGGAGAAAATCCCATGACCGACCAACCGATGTCCTTTCACGACGGCGACGTTGTCGTGACCACGGTGTACGAGGAGCCGACGTTCCTGACGGTGCTCCGCGCCGACAGCCTCGACAGCGGATTGACCTTCTGGCACGTCTACCGATCAATCCAGTTCCGCGAAGACAGCCCGCAGGCCGACCGGCTCCGCGAGCTGATCGCTGGCACCGAGCCATACGGCGAACCCGAGACCGTCGAAGGCGAGATGTGGATGGGCGGCGAAGCGGTTGTGACGACGTACCTCGCCCGAAAGGAGAAGCAGGGTGTCTGAGCCGTTCATTCAGATCGCCCTTCCGGAGCTGATAATCATCGGAGACTCCGAGCGGGTCGACATGACCTACGACCCGGACCTCACCGGGGATGACCACGACCTGATCCGAATCGGGCGCGCGTTCGCGAAGCGCGAGGGTCTGGAGCGGGTGCGGTACCAAAGACCCGGACTGGGCCGGTTCCCGAACATCACCGACGAGTCGATCAAGGCGCGACTCGACCGCAACGCCTACGAGGTATGGACGAGGCCAGGTTCGGATGCCGAGATGCGCGACCTGAACCCCGCCCTCGACCGGCCTTACGTCTACACAACAGGGATCGGTCGCGTGTACGGCCTCAGCGCTGTTCTGGAGCTGCTGCGATCACTCCGAGACGAGTGAAGTGCATCACATTCTACGGGTGAATCGAGAAAGTGTCGCCTACATAACGGATGGAGGGGTAAGGGAGCGCAGTCATTTCTGTGACTTCGATCACTTATCCCCGGATCTTCCCGGAAATCGAAGCCACATAACAGGTAGAGGGGTAAGGGCGAACAGACTTCTGTGAAGTCCGTCACACTCCAAGCCTGAGAGCCGGAAGTAGAAGGTTCCTACTTAGTAGAGGGGTACGGCCCCTCCCACAGACATTCCCGTCGTCTCTGCCGATCGCGCCCTCACTCGCGTCGCAAGGCTGATGGGCATGGTGCAGCCGCGGAGTGGTGCCCGCTGCTGCTCTCCTCAATCCCTTCGGGGTCGCTCGGTTACCACGTCCCGGGCGGCCCTGAAGGGGCCTCCCCAATTTATGGCACCAGAACAGAAAGGTTCGCCGTGAATCGCTTCCCGCGCCGCTGCCGTAACGGCGGCCATCTGATCAAGTCCTTCGCCGACGTTCGATCGTCAGGCACATGCTCCCTCTGCGCCCGTGAGAACGAGCGCAGTTACCGACGTCGACTCATCGATGCTCGGGACCGGCTCGCCCAGATCGAAGCCGGATAGCAGCACCCAACCCGCACCCATTCCCAGGAGGAACCCATGGAATTTCACGAACTCCCCGAAAGCTGGCAGGACAAGATCCACTCGCTCCGGCGCGAGAACGCCCGCAACCGGCTGGCGAAGAAGTCAGCTCTCGCCACGGTAGCGGCGCTACGCGAGGAACTGGCCGCCCTGAAGGCGGGCCGATGAGTCCCGAGGAGCGCAAGGCTGCACGCGAGGAGCGTCGCCGCCTGGCAATGGAGGCCGGTCAACGCGCTAACGATCTGGAAAACCGCATATGTACGATTCGCTGCACGATTAACGAACTGCAAGCCGTGATCGCCAACCTGCAAGAGGAGTGCGACCGCGAGGGTGCTCTCATGTCGGAGTTGCTGCGATGAGCCGGCCCGTCTACTCGACGTACTGGGACAACCGCCGGGGAGCGGTTGCCCACAAGATCGCGATCGAAGGGACGAACAGGTTTCTGCTGTTCACCGACGAGACGCTGTCGGACCTACTGAGTCAGATCGAAGAAGCCTCGAAGGGCACCCACCGTGGCCGAGTCACCTAAGCCTGATCTCACAGACGCCAGCGACACCGACGAGGTCTACCGACTGGCCTACAAGCTCGCCGCGTGGGGACTGCGCAACGGTGAGTGCGACGAGTACGACGCTGTCGAGTGGGTCCTCGGTCATGCGCACGAGACGCAGCTGCCTCGGGGCAGCAGCGGCAGGCTCAACCCCACCGAGCACCACATCACCAAAGGTGCCGAGAAGGCTGTCGAGCTGTACGTCCCCGGCCTACGGAACGAGTTCGACCCTGAGCCTCTGCACGGGCTAGCGGCCCGTGTGTCAGGTTCGGGAGTCACCCACGAGAAGTATCTGCTCGGGGTTATCGCACTGTGCCATCGGTACCAGACGTTCACCCCGGTCATCACCGGCCGCCTGCTGGCTGAGGCCGCAGGCGTCACCAAGTCGGCTGCCGATCAGGTGATCAGTACGTGGTCCAAGACCAAGGCGTACGGGTTCTTCACCAAGGTCACTTACGACGGTCAGCGGGGACACGGTCGAGTGTGGACCGTGGACCCCGGCTGGGTGCCGGTGTCCAAGCCGAAGCATGAGCCTGGCTGTAACCGATCAGCGTCCCGTTGTCGTTGCCCGGGTCTGTCGCAGAGTGCTGTACCTATCTTCACAGCTGCAAAAGATAGGTACAGGGAAGTGCGACAGTTCGAGGAGTGGGTCGCCACGCTCAAGCCACGCTCTCCGCTGACGGTAACGGCGGTAGCGAAACAACTGAACATCACCCGATACGCAGCCACCAAGTTGCTCCGCGAGCAGCAGGGAAAGCTGCTCGACGAGTTCACCTATCAGGGCGGCTTGACCTGGAGACGCGACGCAGCAGGCGTACGCCGACGCAGTCGCCAGGGTGAGACCTGGTTCGTCGCCTGACGCACTCAGAGCCCGCCGCTAACCAACCACACACCGACTCACGGCCCCGCGGCCCCAACCGCGGGGCTTTGTGCGTCTCTACCCCCGATTGGAACCGCATGGCCGCAGGAAAAGAGGTGGGTCGCCTCAGTATCAAGGTGACCCCAGACCTCGACGGCTTCTACCGCGAACTGAAGACGGCGGTCGAATCCGCCGAGAAGATGAAGGTCCACATCCCGGTCGAGCCGGACATGGGCAACTTCCGGCAGGAGGTGGCCGCGGCTACCCGCAACCTTCCGGACGCCAAGGTCAAGGTCGATGTCGACCGTTCGATGCTCGACCGCGTCGGTGAGTCGCTGCGGAACTTCAAGCTCCCGGACGTCCCAAGAGTCGGCGGTGTCCCCGGTGCGGGCGTCGCCGCTATCGGCGTGCTCGCCCTCGCTGCTACGGCTCCCCTGATCGGGCTGCTGACGTCAGCGCTGCTGACGCTGCCTGGTTTGATCGCTGCCGTGGCGGTCCCGGTCGGTGCGCTGGCGCTGGGCCTGGACGGTCTGAAGGCCGCCGCGGGCCGGCTGGCCCCGGCGTTCGAGGATCTCAAGGCGTCGATGTCCGGTGCTGTCGAGTCGCAGTTCACCCCGGTGTTCGATCAGCTCGGCAAGATCCTCCCGACGCTGAAGACGTCTCTGCCGGCCGTTTCGCAGGGTCTTGCTGACCTCGCGAAGTCGTTCGCTGACACGATCACCTCGGCACCCGGTGTCCAGAAGATCGAGAGCACGATCTCGAACATCGGCGCGGCTATCTCCCGCGCCGCCCCGGGCATCAGCTCGTTCACCGATGGGCTGCTGACGCTCGCTGAGAAGTTCTCCGAGAAACTCCCGGCGTTCTCGGACTGGTTCAACGGGGCTGGAGAGTCGTTCAAGAACTGGATCAACGAACTCAACGCGAGCGGGACGCTGGACAAAGCGTTCGACGGCCTCGGAGCTTCTCTGAAGGTGATCGCCGAGTCTCTCGGCAGCATCGCCGCCGAGGGCCTGAAGTTCTTCCAGGACCCGAAGAACATCCAGGATTTCAACGCGGGCCTTCAGAGCATCGGCGGCGCACTGCGCAACATCGTCGAGTTATCGAACACGATCAACAACCTTGGTGATCTGTTCAAGAACATGCTCCCGACCCAGGACCTGACGTCGTTCGGGAACTTCTTCAAGTCGGTATGGAGCGACATCACCCAGCCGTTTACGTCGGAGAACGCACCGTGGCGCGATATGTGGGCGAGTTTGCAGTCGGGCGCGCAATCCGCGTGGGCGTCGGTCATCGAGACCGTCGGCAGCTCGATCGCGACGATCAGCGGCCTGGTGAGCAACATCGGGGCCACGATCTCCGGAGCGTGGGACGGGTTGGTCGCCGCGGCGTCGGCCGCGTTCAACTCGGTCGTCTCCGCGGCGCAATCCACGATCAGCGGCGTTGTGTCGGCGTTCGTGACTACGGGCGCGCAGGTGGTCGCCGAGGTGGCCTCGTGGCCCGGAAAGATCGCTGCCGCGCTGGCTACCCTCGCCGAGACCGGCGCAGCAGCCGGCCGCAACCTCGTCCAGGGCCTCATCAACGGCATCCAAAGCATGATCGGTTCCGCACTGTCCGCGGTTGGAAATCTCGCCAGCTCGGTGATGAGCAAGTTCACCGGCATCCTCGGGATTCACTCGCCGTCGAGGGTGTTCGAGCAGTTCGGCGTGTACACCGGTCAGGGCCTGGTCAACGGTCTCGAGTCGCAGATCGGCGCGGCCGAGGCCGCTGCTCGAAAGCTCGCGGGAGCTACCGCGTCGGCGGTACAAGACGAGCTCGATACCGGTATCGACTTCGGCGACTACGCGTCGAAAGGCGTCGGTCTCCCGGTCTCGTTCGCCCGGGCCAACGCCGAGCAGGCGATGTCCGACCTCGGCATCGGCGGAGGCGCGCTGACCGCAGCGCTCGGCGCTGGTCTCGACTTCGGCATAGACGCTCTCGGCAAGCTCGTCGGCGGTGCTGGCGGCGACACATTCCAGTTCAACGTCGCCAGCGTCGATGACGCCATCGCTGTGAAGAACAACGAAGTCAACAAGAAAGCGCTCACCTACACCCGGCGCTAACCACCACACCCACGGCAGGCCCTCGGTCCCCTCTCGGGACCGGGGGCTTCGTCGTACCCACCCACACCAAGAGGAGAACAACCATGTCCACACCCGCCGTCGGCGCACGAGTGCGCATCGAACGTGACGAGACCCGCTTCCCATCACGCGGCTCCTGGCCGCGGTTCCGGGGGAAGACCGGCACCGTCGTAGAGACCAACCGCGACGAGTTCGGTGTCGTGTTCGGCAAGGTCTGGCCGCGCGAAGATCGCCCCGGTGTCCTGCGCTGGTCCGGTCAGGAACCCATCACCTGGTTCCGAGCGCACGAGATTAAACAGGTGGCGCGGGCCTCTCAGCGCCGTTCTGCGGGCCGAACGGTCGCAGCATGACCACCAGGCCCGTCCCTATCTCCAAGCTCGATCCTGCTGAAGCATTCGCCGCCTACCTGGAGCGCTCCGAGCCGTACTTCGACACCGTCGCAGCCAACGGGGACACCCCGTGGCACGAGGGCTCGCTGGAGAAGCGCCGCGAGCTGTTCGACCGTCGATGGACCAGACCAGCCCCGCCTGAGGGCTTGTTCACCGAGCTTGCCGACATCCGGAGGCCCGGATGAGCGAGCTGCCTGACCTGTCCGCTGGCTTCGCCGCGGGCTGCCCGATCGCCCGCTTGGTGCTGGGCCTGCACATTGGCCTACGCCCCACAACCAACGCCACCGAGGAGACCCACGATGACTGAACCGACCCACACCGAGACCCCCGCCGCTGACGCTGAGGCGTCAGCGACGCCGTCAGACCCTCATGCGGGGTTGCTGGAGGCACGTGACCGATATAGGGCAGAGAGGGATTCGGCACGCGAGGAGCTTGCTGCGATGACCGAGCGGATCGCTCGGATGCAGCGCGCCGAAGTCGAGCGGCTGGCGTCGGCTCACCTGAGCCATCCCGAGGATCTACTCACTCTCAGCGGAAACGACGTCACCGACTACCTCACCGAGTCCGGTGACATCGACCCCGAAAAGGTCGCCGCCGACGTCGAGGCGATCCTCGCCGAGCGTCCAGGGCTCAAGCCGTTGTCGCGAGCCGTCGACCGTACCCAAGGTCTCGGTAACGCGACGATCCCTGCTAAGCCGAGCTGGTCCGCTGTTCTAGGCGGCTGACCCCACAGATTTTCGCCCGAGGGTCAGTGGCCCGAAGGGCGAGCCCAACCGCGTCAGTGGCGCACCCGAGGACTGATCAGTGGTCGGTCCTTTTTCTATGTCCAACACCAACTTTGGAGTCATCACATGAGCATGACCAACAACACCAGCGGTGCCGGTCTCACCACCACCTCCGCTGCGTTCACGCCGGAAGACTTCGGCAACCTGGTCGACATGGCCGTGAAGGCGAAGTCCATCGCCGCCAAGGTCGCCACCGCGTTCTCCACCGACCGTGACCGCGTTACTTTCCCCAAATGGGTCGCCGATCCGGGCGTGGGTTTCTACGGCGAGCTGGACGAGATCCAGGTCGAGGACGGCGACACCGCCGAGGTGTCGAGCCCGGTGTACAAGACGGCCGGTATCAGCCGCCTGTCCAACGAGCTGCGCGACGACAGCAACCCCGCTGTCGCTGACCTGCTCGGCCGTGGTCTGTCCAACCAGATCGCTCGCTCCGTGGACGCAGCGTTCTTCGCGAACACGACGGCGAAGGGCTTCAGCGGCCTGCTGTCGATCGATTACTCGGTGGTCGGTACCTCGCTGACCAACCTGGACGGGTTCGTTGCGGCTCGGTTCGCCGCTGAGGCTGCGGGTTCGCAGCTGTCCGCGTGGATCGTGCGCCCGGCTGTCGCCGAGGCTCTGTCCAAGCTCAAGACCAACTCGACCGACTCGAACGAGTCGCTGATCGCGTTCGTCGAGGACGGCATCACCGTCGTAGGCCTGCCGGTTCTGATCTCCGATCAGGTCGACGCCGACACGATCGCCTGGGGCATCCCGGCTGAGCACGTCGTGTTCGTCACCCGCCAGGGCACCCGCGTCGAGCGGTTCCCCGATGTCCAGCACGACGGCACGTTCGTCCGCGCCGTGGCTCGGCACACCGTGGTGTTCCTCAACGAGCCCGGTGTGGTTCGCCTGATGGAGTCGCCCGTCACCTACACCGTCAACGTCGGTAGCGCCAGCGCTGGCACGTTCACGCTGTCCCTCAACGGCAAGACGTCAGCCACCATCGCGTACAACGCGAGCACCGCGACCGTGAAGTCCACCATCGTCGCCATCGATGACGGTGTGTCGGCTGATGACGTCACCGTGACCGGCTCGGCTGGGGACTACACCATCACCGTGCCCGGCACGCTGACCGCTGACTTCTCGGGCCTGACCGACGGCGAAGACGCCGACATTTCGGCCGCCTGACGAAGTAGCTAGCTAGGAGGAGGGTCGGTCCAGCCCGCCGGGCTGACCCTCTTTTCCAGCACCAATACCCCCCACCCCCTTGAGGAGACCCCCCATGCCCCTGAGACGACCGTGCGACCGGGAGGGTTGCGGACGCCTGGTCCGCATGCACGGGTACCGGTACTGCACACCCGTGTGTGGTCAGCTGGCCGACGAGTGGTTCTACCTCCAGCATCAGCCCGCCCTCGACACCGACGCAGGCACAGACGCGTGGGTTGCGTTGGCCGCTGCGGCAGACGCGTGGTCGGTGTACCTGGATGCACGCCGCCGGTTGCGTGCGATCACGCAGGAAAAGGCCCGTGACCAGCGGAAATGACCCCTACGGGGGTCACCCTGCCCCCTGGCACGTTGACCGGATGGTAATGCGTCTGCCAGGCCATGCGTCGCATACCAATTTCCGGTGTTTTACCACTTCCCGACTAAAACCCCAGGTCACGACGTTTCAAGGAGTCGAACATGCCATGCGACGCATCGAACGCATCGCCACCACCGCCGCCCGACGGGCTGAAGGCCGCGGGCCTTCGCGTCTGGGCTGCGATCCATAGCGAGTACGAGTTCCCGGGCTCGCCCGAAGCCACGCTGCTGGTCGAGGAGCTGGCCCGTACGGCCGACATGGTCGATCGGTTGCAGCGGATCGTCGACGAAGCCGACACGCTCCGTACCAGCGGTAGCCGTGGACAAGACGTGGCGATCCCCGAGCTGGATGCCCTGCGGACCTACCGGGGCCAGTTCGCGGCTCTGATCAAGCAGCTCGACCTACCGGCACCGCTCGATGACATCGAGCAACCAGAGACCAATCTCGCAGGACCGATGAGCAGGTCCGAGGCAGGCCGGATAGCCGCCGAGGCCCGCTGGAGGAAGCAATGACAAAGGCACGCCGCCGCGACGGTAGAGACCGCCGCCGCACCCCTGACCCCACCGACCCGGCCGCGCTGGCGCGCTGGCTGCCTGTGGAGCTGACCTCGTTCCGGGCGTGGCACTACCACGACCGGGGCCAGCCGACCGGCCTACAGGACTACGTCACAGCGCTACAGACCCACCTCGGTACCGAGGACCGCGAGCTGGTGAACGCCGTGATGGCAGCCTGCGGGCTCACCGCCGGCGACTGGTACCGCCACATGCTCGCGAAGCAGTCGCGGCTGCCGTGGAGGAAGTAATGAGATCCCGAAAGCACAGGTTCGACCGTGCTCCCAAGCCGAGAAACCCCGACGTCGTCATAAGGAGCAGCCGTGGCATACGCCGATACCGATGATGTGATCGCCCGCCTGGGCCGGCCGCTGACCGACGACGAACAGACTCAGGTAGACGCTCTCCTGGACGACACCGAGATCGAGATCAAAGACCGCATCCCGGACCTGGCTACCAGGGCAGAAGACCCCGGCTACCTGCGGAAGGTGATCAGGGTTGAGGCCAGCGCCGTAGCGCGGCTGATCCGCAACCCCGACGGTTACACCGCCGAGGGCGACGGCAACTACTCGTATCAGCTCAACTGGCGGCTCACGACCGGCCAGATCGAGATCACCCCCGGGGAGTGGCGGCTGCTAGGGATCAGCGGGGGAGCCTCTCTGCTCGACGTACGGCCGCTAACGCCGTTCGAGCGGATACAGGCCGCGTCGCAGTCCATCGGATGGGTACACCCGTTCGTGCGCGGCGCTGACATGACCGATTACTACCGCAGCGGCTACACAAGCCCCTGGGCTAGCGAGGTGTTCTGGTGACATCGCTGCTGAACAAACCGAACGCCGAGGTTCTCGTCCACCCAGAGGTAGCGGTCAAGGACCAGCTCGGTAACACCATCACCCGGCCGTCTGAGACCGGCATCCCCTGCCAGGCTCGTATCCAGCTCGTAGGACACCCCACAGAGGAGCAGTCCATCGGGTTCGAGACGGTGGAGCGGCTGAACATCCGGCTGATCGGCTGGACCGGTGGCGAGCTCGGCGCTCAGAGCGCGATCGCCTGGGGAACCGACGACCTCGGCCGCCCGAAGAAGTACAGCATCGACGGCGAACCGCTCCGGTACAACGGCTCAGCCCGAACCCGGCGAGTCGAGTACATCGTCCGACGGTTCTAGGAACACCGGATGGTCGGGGCGCATGTTGAGCGTCTCTACCGCCCACTCCCGAGGCTTCCCGGACGTCAGCACGAACCGAACCCCCGCGTCAGCCAGAAGCTGACGATGGTCGGATTCCTCCCAGACCTCGGCGAAGGTCTGCCCGGTCTCCTCGATCTCCCACCGCGCGGGCCGGTGAGGTTGTGCAGATAGCTGGTCACGCTTGGCGACGAGTGCAGCCATCTGCTGCCGGTACTTCGCCTGGTCGGCGTCGGAGCTGAACAGGCCCAAGGCCCGGTCCTCCCGCAACGCCTCGATGGTCCGGTTGGTCTGTTCTAGTTCTTCTGTCCGGTCCTCGCCGGGGATGAACTTGCGCCGGGTCACCGGGTCGTCCCCGTGCGCCCAGAGGAACGCCTCTTCGAGGAATGCGTCGGCCTCCTCGGCTCTGACGAACACACCCTGGCAGTTGACCGGGGTCTTGCCGCAGCGGTAGTAGCGGTACTCGACGGTCTCGCCGTTGGCTCGCCGCTTCCGGCTGAACTGCTGGGCGAGTGACGCTCCGCATTTCCCGCAGTACCCGACCCCGAGCATCGGGTTCGCCGTCTCGGTCGGTGTGCGGCGGTTCTGCTGCCGCCTGGCCGCGGCCTCTTGGATCTGCTTCCAGTACCCCGGCTCGAACGTTGGCGGTGCCATCCGGATCGGCTCGCCGTTCTCATCGAGCACCGGCACGAACTTCTTCCCGACTTTGGTCATCTTGATGCCCTGCGTCCGCTCCGACGTCAGCGACTCGATGACCGTCCCGACATTCCACGGATTCGGGTTCGGCTCTTTACCTTTCGCCATCCGGGCCTTGTCGAGGTTGGTCGGGACTCTCTTCTCGTTGAGGTGCTGAGCGATCCGGATGAACGACCAGCCGTCGATGAGCTTGGCGGCCATGTCCTCAAGGATCGCCTTGCCGGCCGGGTCGGTAGCCAGGCCCTTGCCCTTGCCGCTGGGATGGTCAACCACCTTGAACCCCAGCGGAGGCACCCCCGATGCCCACCGATCCATCCCCCGCAGAACACGGTGGCTGTCCTTTGCTCGGCTCTTGAACCGGTTGAGTTCGAGCTGGGCGAAAAACGAACCGAGATAGACGAATAGCTCTGCCATCATCTGCTCGATCGACCCTTTGTCAGGGTTGCGGTAGTTGAGCGTGAGCCCGTCCTCGGCGAACACCAGGATCTTCCGGTGCTGCTCTGCCCACTCGGCGAACTTCACACAGTCTCGGGTCGACCGGAACAACCGGTCGAGCTTGGAGAACACCAGCACGTCCCAGTCGTCCACCCGCTCCGAGTCAAGCCACGGCCCCAGGTCAGGCCGATCGAACGGCGACACCGACGCCGAGACGCCGAGGTCCTGGATCGTCCCGACCACTCGGTGCCCGTGCTGCGCAGCCCACTGCTCACCGGCTGCTTTCTGCGCTACGTGGCTGACCTTCTGCGGACCCTGCACGACCGATACACGAGCACCTACGAGCGCTCGCAGTCTGGCGCTGCTCATGGTTTCAAGTGTATACTTCTGGACTGATCGAGCAGCATGCCGACCAGAAGCGCGAACGGGTTGGACTCCAACAGCGCGTCGGCGTCCGGGTCTTGCACAAGCTGCAGCGTGGGCACGTGGCCAGTTTAGATCGCGTTTTGACGCCG